ATGGCAAAGCACATGACCCAAGATGACCGCAAGACGCTGGAAGCCCGGTACAACGCCGGGCAGAGTGTGGCGGGGATCGCAAGGGCGATGCAGTTCAATTATTCGACCATCTACAAAGAACTGAAGCGCGGCGACACCGGCAAGATGGATGCCAACGGCCGCGCTGGGTACAGCGCAGCGCTGGGACAGCAGCGCTTGTACAACAAGAAGCAGCAGCTCAGGTATTGGGCTGACCGCCCGGCGGAGTAAAAAGGATGGGAGAAGTATTCAAGCTGAACCATTGCTACAACGTGGACTGCGTTCCGGCAATGGAACTGTTCCCGGACAATTATTTTGATCTGGCCGTTGTAGACCCTCCGTACTTCTCTGGTCCAGAGCGCCGGGGCTTTTACGGCTCAAAGGTAAGTAAGATAGGCGTACACCGGGACTATCCAATTTCACCGGCATGGATCAGGCCGGGACCAGAGTATTTCAGAGAACTGCTCCGCGTTTCCAGACACTACATCGTATGGGGCTGCAACTATTTTGATTATAAGTTTGCAACCGGGCGGATCGTATGGGACAAGTGCAACGGAAGTTCCAGCTTTTCGGACTGCGAGATAGCAGCGACCGACTTATTTACATCGGTGCGGATGTTCCGCTATATGTGGTCCGGCATGATGCAAGGTAAGAGCATTACAGAAGGCAGCACCATGCAGGGAAACAAATCTTTGAACGAAAAGAGAATCCACCCGACCCAGAAACCAGTTGCCTTGTACGACTGGATATTCAAAAACTATGCAGAGCCGGGGCAAAAGATTCTTGATACTCACCTTGGAAGCGGAAGCAGCCGCATAGCAGCCTATGAGGCGGGGCTTGACTTTATCGGATTTGAAATCGACCCGTTCTATTTCCAACTGGAAGAAGAACGGTTTGCAGAGCACACGAGCCAAACCAGCCTGTTTCACATGGAGGGATAAAATGCAAAGAGAGGACAAAATGATGCTTGAAAAAATCCACCGGGGAATCAACGGATTCCACAAGGCGTTCAACTGGCGGAGATTCCGCCGCGATGCGTTGCACCTGGGCGAAAGCCTGCTGGTGTTCGGCGTGCTGTACGGCATTTTCTCAACCCTGATCTGGGGCGTTTGCTGGATCTTCAAAATCAATTACGACCCGGATCTTGTTGCCGTTGCATGGGCGGTGCCGGTGCTGCTGGACACGCTGGTGAACAAGGCTTACGACTGGAACAACGAAGTCCGGGACTGGGACTGACAGAACCGGAAAGGCATGGGCAGACCTACCCGCCCACCATGCGGCTGAACTACGAGGGGAAGCCGCCCGGCTACCGCAAGGCCGGGGCCTTACCTACTGGGGGCAGAAAGAACACGGCAGGGCGGTCCGCATGGGCAGGAGGAGCGGTATCATTTGCCCGACGCCGCTCTTTTGATATGGTACAGCCAGTGCAGGAGGGGGGCGCATTCCCTTCCGTCCGGTGCTAACCCCGGAATGTACCACCATTGACCGAATATTCACGCAGTACAGAAAGGACAAACAACATGGGAGAAGATTACAAGGCAAAGATCGAAGTGACGCTGGGCAATGACAACAGGGCGGATATGACCCTGAATGGCAGCATCAATGATCTGCTCAACCTGATGGCTGATGTGATGGCACAGACCATTGTGGACTTTTCCGATACCAAGAATGAGGCGGAGAAGGCAATGGAAAAGGTCAGATACTCTATGCCGACCATCCTGGAAGAGTTCTGGAACAATAAGATCACGAATGGCAAGGCGGCACAATCTGCCGCAGCTGGTGCGGCCAAGAACGTCATGCAGGAAGCACAAGGGAGAGCAGCCATGGACAAGAAACTCCTGAAAGAAGAGTACAAGCGGCTGCTGACGAAGGCCATTGAAGGCAGACCGGGCGGCATGGCATTGATGATCGTGCTGGAAGAAACGGACTTCTACAACTCGCCCGCCAGCGCAAAGCATCATCTGAACGTCCCCGGCGGCCTGGTGATGCACTCGCTCAACGTAGCGAAGGCTGCACTGGAACTGTGCGAGAATATGCCGCAGTTTGCGAGGTGCGATAAGAACGCAGTCCTGACTGCAGCCCTGCTCCACGACGCTTGCAAAGCCGGAAATTACATCCAGAAACCGGATGGAAGCTATCAGTATAGAGATACGGATTTGCTGGGGCATGGTGAAGCGTCCGTAATCAACATTCAGCACTGGATCCACCTGACGGAAAAGGAAGTTCTGGCAATCCGGTGGCACATGGGTGCCTATACCGGAGAACGGGACTGGGACACTCTTAGCAAGGTATACGACAGATACCCGGAAGTCCTGTGCCTGCACATGGCTGACATGATCGCAACGCACATCATGGAGGCAGGAGAGTGAACGGGTGCACTGCCTACATGGATACTCCGAACGGTGAGCGAATAGAACTACCGGCGACCATGCCGGATGTTGAAGAAGTACCGGGACCTATATGCGATGGAAAGTTTGAATTACCGGAAGCCGTAAAAGAAATGCTCAAGTGGGCAGATGAAACATTAGGAACATGGGAAAGCAGCTTCAGTAGTTTCAAAATCTGGGCAAAGTCACGGAAAAACTTCAATCCGCCAGAGCACTGGGAAGTGGTGCAGGACAAACGCCGCTGCACTTCCCCGCTTGGACGGTGCAGCTACCTACATAAAGCAAGGAAGGCAAAGAGCTTGGCAAGGAGTGTACATATCAAAATTGCCCCGCACAGGGGCGCAAAGAAGGGTGACGTAGAACAGTGCAAGCACACGTTCAAAATCACAGATGCTCGGTGCGCACCGTGCAACGGGTACAACACTGAATGCGAACACTATGAGAAAAACAATGCTGCTGATACAAAGCGTGGTTCTTCTCTAGCGTAAGATAAGCAGCCCTGCACCGCAGAAGCGGGGCTGCTTTTTATATGGCGCAGAGCACTTCTTATAGGCGGAAGCGCTGCGAATGGGGTCGGACCCCGTCTGCGCCTTGGTTGTTTTCCATGAAAGCCGGGAAACTTTGAAACCGGTTGCCCGGCATAGCGGAATGGTGCTGTACAGCAGCGTCCTCCTTTCCGTTCAAGCCCGGTGAAAGACCGGGCTGCCATTTCCGCGAAAGACGCACCCGCATGGAGTTGACGGGAATGGGTGCGCCGCAGCATGAGCGCAGAAATGCCCTGTTTCATCCGTCCAGGACAAAAACGGTAGGCTGTTGCCGCAGCCGCCCCGCCCGGTGCTCTCTTTACCGGGCGGGCTTGATATGCGGACGCATAGAGGATGCACCTGCTTCTGATAATCCCCCATGAACAGGTGAGCCAGTTCGATGCTGGCCGTCCGTGCAAGAAAAAGTGAGGAAAGCAAAATGAAACTTGAATGTCTGACACCGGAATTTCCACAAGGAGCAAGAGTTTACAGCGTGGACGGTGTGGCACCTTCCCTGTTGAATAGTGCATCGGCTATGAGATCGCAGGCGATTCTGGTCAGCGGGGGGGGGCAGCATGAAAATCTGTGAGAATAGGCCGGTAATTTGCAGAGCATCCGGCCAGGCATCGGCGGACACACTGAACGAAACTTGCCCATGTCTGACGTGCGACCATGAAGCGCCTATCGTGGCAGGAGCGTACTGTATGGCCGGAAATTTCGTTGACCGAAACACCAACCAGAACGGATGCGGAGTGAGAGAAAATGCTTCGTTCACGCTGAACACGGTAGACCGGCACGCCGTTGCCTACGATGCAAGACATCACTGCCTTGGCGGAGAGACCAGCGGGACATTGCAGGCGAAGGGAGAAGGAGGATGGAGCTTGAACTACATAAATCCAGTGCTCCAACCGTTGCCTGAAAATGCGGTCGGCGTCGATCTCTACAGCGGAGCCGTCACCGGGAACACTGCGGCCACCCTCACAAAGAAAAATGATGGAACATCAAGCGGCCCAGAAGTTGCCGAAAGAAAAATGCCGGACTGGATCGTGCGCAGACTGATTCCGCTGGAATGTGGCAGACTGCAAGGTTTCCCGGACGGGTGGGCAGAAATTGAGCCGCTGACCGACTTGCGGGAGCTGCCGTTCTGGCGTGAGGTCTACGCAAAGGACTGTGAAATCAAAGGGAAAAAGCCAAACCGGAAGATCATGCAGGCAGACAGCGAAGAAGGCGGGCGCGCCCTGATGCGCTGGCATGATGGCTTGCACAGCATGACGGCAGAGTACGCAATGTGGGGCAACGGAATGGCGCTGCCGAACGCATTGTTCTTTGTGAAAAGCGCATTCCGCGAACTGGGAAAACCGCCCGGAGAAGTAAAATTAGGCAGTCTATTCGATGGAAGTGGAACGATGCCGTTGTGTGCCGCAATGTGCGGTGGGCATCCGGTATGGGCAAGCGAGATAGAGCCGTATCCCATTGCCGTCACAAAGACGCACCTGCCGAACATGAAGCATCTTGGAAGCGTTACGGACATCAAGGGGTTCCTGATCGAACCGGTTGACATCATAACGTTCGGAAGTCCATGTCAGGACTTGAGCATCGCAGGAAAACGGGCTGGTCTTGATGGTGCCAGATCAGGGTTGTTCTGGGAGGCAGTACGCATTATCTGGGAAATGTTGCTGGCGACCGGCGGCAAATATCCTAGGTTCGTCATCTGGGAGAACGTGCCAGGTGCCCTGTCATCGAACAAAGGAAAGGATTTTGAAGTTGTTCTCAACGAATTACTACACCTCAGAGAGTTTGCCGGAGGTAGAGCAGATCAGTCTATTCTCCAACATGGCAAGTGGGGGGGGCTTCGCAAACTACGGAGCTGTTGCCTATCGAATCGTCAATGCTCAACACTGGGGAATCCCCCAGCGCCGGCGCAGAGTATATGCTGTCTGCGATACTAGTGGAGAATCCGCCGGAGTGGTCGTTTTTGAGCGAAAAGGCACTGAATGGAATTTTGAACCGTGCATCCCGCAAGGGAAAGAAGTTGCAGGACTTACTGCTGACTGCTATTCATGGCATGATCGAATGGTGGCATCAAAACCCAGCGGGGGGGGGCAACGTGGAGCGTACACAATGAAAATCCGCAGCGGATGTGACGGCGGAGGAAAAGGAGCGCTTGTTCAAGAAGAGCTTTCGGCAACGCTGGCGACGCACCAGGATCAAACGTTATTCGAGCTTCGGAATATGGTGCTGAACGACCATGGCAGCGGTTTCATGGAGGTTACGCACGGGATGACCGGAACTCTCCGGGCACAAGAGCATGGGCACCCGCCAATCACATTTGACAAAATAGAAGGAGCAAAGAATCGGTGAAAATTGATGTAGGAAAAATCGCTCTGGTGGTAGTCCTGATCGCTGGCGTACAGACGAACGCGCTTTACCACAGAATCAACGATCTGGAATGCCAGCGAGATATCTACAAGTCCAGATACGAGGACTGGGAGGGCGTGTCGAAAGAAATTGCAGGGTATGCAGATACCCTGCGGGATTCGCTGAAAGCGCGAGACCGGTTGGATGGAAAGTTGCTGGTAGAGGATGCTGGAGACTTCCTCTGCACGGCATACTGCACCGAAAAGCGGGAGCACATCTGCGGAACCGGAACGGGAATTACCGCCAGCGGTGCGCCGGTCGAAGGCGGAGTGACGGTAGCAGCAGACCCGGACGTTTTCCCGTTCGGAACTGTCCTCTACATTGAAGATGTGGGCGTGAGAATCGTTCAGGACACCGGCGCCAGCGTCAAGGGAAAGCATCTGGATGTTGCCGTTTCTGGCAGCCATAAGGACGCACTGAACTGGGACGGTTACGGCCAGCACAGAGTGTGGGTTATCCAAGAGGCAAACGGATGAATGACTTTAATAAAACTCTGAAAGATATTATAAAGCAGTATAGTAAAATAGGCTTTCAAACGCATTACTGGAGATCGAAAGAGACAGGGGAAGTATTTGTTTACATGAGAAAGGGGGAGGTTGTGGCAAGCATGATAATTTCCGTGAGCGAGCAGGTTTATTTTCGTAGGTTGTGTGATTCACAGAAACAAAAAGAATGGCTACAAAGTACAGTAAGACGGTTGGAATGCAAAATCACAGAATATTACGCAAGCGACATGGATGATTTGCACGAGGAAAGCCGGCATTGAATTGTATACCTGCCAACACGCACCCGGATGGGATGCGTGGGGCGATGAACTGGAATAACAGGAGGAAAGAACATGGATGGATTTGCAAAGACGCTGGGGCTTTTGATGCTGCGGGCTGCTGCTGCGCTGTGGGCGGCGCTGATCTTCTTTGTGCCCGCTGCGCTGATTAAATGCTGCTGGCTGTATCTGTTCGTATGATGAGGAAGGAACTTCTGGCAGCAAGGAACGTTCTCTGCAAAAAGATGCGGCAGAACTCCCTGCCGTGCGCAAAGTGTCCGCTGGGAAAGATCCGGGACGAGGGCGCGGCTTGCAGGGATAGCGTGCTGAAGCACAAGGCGGAGGCGGAAGAAATTCTGAAAACAGAATAGCGAACTCCACTATAAAGGCCGCCCGCCGCGGCGGTCTTTTTTTGCGAGCATGGGAACAGGCCCGCACCCGGTTCAACTCCGGGATTGCCCAAAATCGGAAGGAGGACGCACCAATGCAAAGGTATTATATCCTGCTGAAAGCAACCGGTGAAAGCGGCCTGCCCGCGTGGCTGCCTTATAGGCTCACAGCAACCAGCGCAGAGCTGGCCGTTGAAAAGGCAAAAAAGATGGCAGAAGATCACTACCGAGAGTACAAGACGTTTGAGGCTCAGGTGATCGAAAATGAAGGGAGTTACAAATGAAACTGGCGGCAATCGCAAAACTTATCAAAGCTGACGAATATTGCAAGCTCTACAAGGTGTTCTATAACGATGGTCAGGGGTGTGATCTGTACATCGGAACAAAAACAGCAATCTTCCCGCTGACAGACTTCCCGAAAGCACAAAACGAAAGGGAATTGGCGGCTCTGCTGGGTATCAGCGAAAAGGAATGGAACGATATTCATTTTGAAAGTGACTGCCCGGACGATATTCGGAACATTGAAGGCATGAACCTTGACGATACAGCAAGTGGAGAGCTGGACTGCGAAAATGGCAGAATCAGCATCCGCTATTGTGGGTGTAACCTGGTTCCGATGGTTGAACCGACTTCCAGAACAATCGGCTTTGTAGACGCAAAGCAGATCATGCCAGTGGCGGATGAAATGCGCAAGAGCGGCTATTTCAAATACTGTGTGCGGAAGATGGCAAGCGGCGGACGTTACTATGTCATCAAGGATGGTATGATGGTACGCGGTGCTGTAATCCCCGTAAAGCTGGAACCTCTGGCGAAATCTGGGCTGTATGCCATTGCAGACATGGTGAAAAAGACCAAGGACGCTGCGGACGTTGAGGATTTGAGCGAGCGGGAGGACGAAGAAAATGCGTAAGGTCTTGAAGGCGTTGGCGCTGACAATTGGCACTATTGCACTGTGCGGAGCGCTGGCGGGATGCGAAACTGACAAAGCTATGGGGATAGACGAATATCCGGCCAGGACGGTGTATGTCTATTCACCGGACGGCACGTTGCTGGACAAAGGCGCATACGAAGGCGGCTCCTGGTCTTGCGACTGGCCGGTTATTTCGGTAAAGGTCAACGGGAAAAAGTATAAAACGAGCTGGGCTAACGTGGTTTTTGTGGAGGAATAACATGGACGCTGTGAAGAATGATGTGAAGCGGCTGGTCAAAATTGAACTGGCTGCAGCGAACAGGAAGTTTCGGATGTTTGCGAGTAACCATGAGGGCGTGGCTGTGATCCAGGAAGAAGCCGTGGAAGCTGCACGGGAAATGGACGGGCTGCATCGGGAACTGAACGCAATGTGGATGGGCGTTTACTCCAACGATCCGCAGATCTCCACGAAGGGCGTGTATGACCGGGCGGTTGCCCTGGCCGTGGAAGCTATTCAGGTAGCGGCAATGGCGCGAAAGTTTGAGCGTAGCCAGCGCCGGAAATGGCCGGGAGCGAAGGAGCCGCACTATGACGAAGAAAAGTGATGCACCGGCAGAGGTCGAAACCATTACGCTGACCATGAGCCGCCCAGTGGCGGAGGCTGTGCAGGCTGCCTGCGAGTGGTACTTGCGGCTGCACATGGGGCAGTTCTGGGATCTGGCAGAAGACTTGTGCTTTGCAAAATTCTACTCGGACGCGGAAAACAATGCGTTTCAGAGCGAGGAACAGCGTAAAAATGCTTTTGACGTTGCGATTGATCGCAGAAATACCATGCTGTTAGAAATGGAACGGCTGTACAGCAGATGCGTTCTCCCAGCCCCGATCTCAGACGTAATGAAGGTGCCGTACAGGGCGGAACAAGTATGGCTTGTCATTCGACACGCCCTGGCATGGCATGACAAGCCGGAGGGCGACCCATGGAATGTGTGCTTTGATAAGCCGCTGAACCGCAGCGACCAGCCGCAGCCGACCATAAAGCTGACCGAAGTGCAGGACAACACAAAGCCTGCCTGTGATGGCAGACGCGCAAAGTGTGGGAGGTGCTGAAATGAGTGCTGCATTATTCAATCTGGATAATGATGGAACGCTAGAAATCCTCATATCCAGAGCAAATATCAAGAAGATAACACGGGTGACGGTTGCAGAGCCGGGCAGGAAAACGGCAAAAACCTTCCTTTCAGATGTACCGCCGCTGGAATCAGAATGGGAGCTAAATCCCGGACGGTGTACCTGTGAGCATTTCCGCTGCAAGAAATGCCATTTCATCAACTGTGTGGCCGTTAAATACTGCGGCGAGTGCGGGGCAAGGATGAAAAATGCGGGCGTAAAGCCGGAAGATTTGCCTCTTCCGGCGCTCGATGAAAGGTGAATTTTAATGAGACAGAACGGAGCAATGTTTATCTGCAACCGTTGCCGGAAGCAGGTATTTGCAGAACGGTTCGATGATGGCCGGTTTGACCAGAAGGCACTGGATGGGTGGGCGCTTGAAACAAGGGACTTCTTTGGAGTTGGCGACTTGTGCCCGGAGTGCTTCAAGGTGTACCGCGAAACGATGGAACATTTTTATATGGGAGGAAAACGTGGAGCCTGAAAACACCTGCTGCACCTGCTATTACCATGACGCTAAAAGCTGGTTCTGCTATAACGGCCTGTCACCGAAAGGAACGGAGAACACAGACCCGGAGGACACCTGCGAGTTTTACGAAAAGAGAAGCGAGTGCGAAAGCTAACTGCCTGAAAATGGTGGTGGACGGAGGCGTACAGAGCGATGGAGAAAAAAGTCATCATTGAACTAACCGTCGAAGTAGAAAGCCCGGACGACAGAAGCGTAGAAGAAGATATTATAGGCGCTCTGAGCGAAAGCCTGCACCACTTTGACGTTGTAAATTACGAAGAGGATCCGCCGGTGCGACCCTGCTGGGGAAAATGCTACGGAATCCTAAAAGAAGGTTACTACGACTGCCCTATTTGCGGCTACATGACGAACTGGCAGCCGGAAATCTGCCCGGTGTGTCACACTCGGCTGGAAATGTGGGATGGAAAAGGCAAATGAGCGTAGAGCCATGAAACCAGAAAAGGAGTTTGAGAATGGACAGAAATGAACTTGAAAAGCTGGCGGAGCGCTACCAGCAGAGGGCGGACCGTGCCTTTGAGAACTACCAGGAAACCGGAATCAAACGTTACGATACGGAGCGCAACAACATGGAGGACCTTGCCGATGCGCTGCGGATGGCGGCAAATGCAGCAGATGAACACGTTGCCTATGTAGGTATGCGTGGATCGTTTGCCGGGCTTGTAACCATTGCTCAGAACATCGAGCTTGCGGCGAGCAAAGAAAGCCGTGAAGAACTGATAGACGAGCTGGTGAAAAGTCTGCTGACCTATGGCCGGATGTATCACTGGATCTGAACGAACTGAAAATAGCAAGCCCGTCGTAAAATTGCCGCCCTGACGAGGCGGCAAGGGGCTTGTATGTGTAACTTAATCTAGCGACCACGGAAGAACACGCCGGGGAAAGCGGGGGTCAAGGGGGAGAAAACGAGGGCGGGTCTGTAGGGCTTGACGGAATGGGAAACTTAGAAAGACCTGCCCGGCGTTGTATCCCCCTTGTCCTGCGAAGCCGTGTGTGTTTGGTCCACAGAAAAGAAAATCCCGGTAGAACTTTGCGGAAGGAGGAAGTGAACGGTGCGGGCATGGTACATTCGGGAGCAGAAACACATTCTCGGAACATCCGATTATGCAGAAGTGGATCTCTTTGAAACGACGGACAAGGAACACACCGCGAGCACCCGCCGCAAAAGAGAACTGGAGACCTCCATTGCGCAGCAGAAGTATAACGACATGATAGCGAGACGGTATTTCTGCCAGCTGGCCTATACGAATTTCGGGGGAAGTGACTGGGCAGCCACGTTTACATACGACCACGACCACCAGCCAGCGCCCGGAGATTTTGACCAGGTAGACCGGGACTGGACGAATTTTACCCGCCGCCTGAAGCGCTTCTGTAAAAAGACGGGGCGGGAAGCATCCAAGTGGATGCAGGTTGCAGAGTACAGCGTGGTGGACGAGGACGGGAAAGTTACCGGCAGACACCACCATCATGTGATCCTGCAAGGCAATCTGACATGGCAGGAGATCAAGGACTTGTGGCGGGACAGCACCGGGCGGCCGATGGGGCTTGTGAAAGTTGAACCTATCGACCTGACCTGTTCCAGCTTTGAACGCCTGACGACCTACATGACGAAAGCCCGCGCCCGTATCCGGCGCTGGCGGCAGAGCCAAGGGCTGCAAAAGCCGAAAACCCCGCGCCCGAATGATACCAGATGGAGCCGCAAGCGCTTTGACGAAGCATTTGCCCTGCCGGATGACCGCGAATACTGGGAGAAAAAATACCCCGGTTATACCCTGCGCGAGTGCGAACAGCACATCACGGGGAACAACACCAAGCACCTGATCGTGAAACTGAAAAAGAAGCCGGACACCCGGCGGAAGAACAGGAGGAACCAGCCATGAGCGCCAGACTGGAACTGGACGACCTGCCGCCGCGCTACCGTGCGCAGGCAGAGGCTCAGATAGCGGCCAGACAACGGGGAAAGTGTACCCACACGCAGCCAATGGCGGAGGCCGCAAGCGCTGCGGGACGGTTAAGCAAAACATTTGATTCCTACGGGGAGTATGTGTATTACATCGGCACGATCTTGCCCGGCATTCAGTCCGGCAAGATCGTGTCGGCGGAACCGCACCCGAAGTGGACGTTGCTGCCAGAGGAAGAATACTGCGCGGTGAAACTCCCGGCGGCGCATTATACGGCGGACTATAAGCTCACCTATGCAGACGGACGGGTGGATGTGGTCGAGATCAAGTCGAAGTTTACACGGAAAGCACAGCGGGATTATATCTATCGCCGTCGGCTTTTTATCGACCTCATAGCCAAACCGAAAGGCTGGGGCTTTGTTGAGATCATCACACCGGACACAAAAGCGGAAACGAAAGAGTGGAAACGCTTGGCTGAACAGGCGGGAAAGGAACAATCATGGGAAAAAGCAGAGCAAGGACGCCGGCATTCTACCGGCAGAGCATCCAGAACGCGGTGAACCAGCAGATCAACATTAGCAAGTCGAAGCACCGTACCATACTGAACCGTGAGGCAATCAGGCGAGTGGTCTCGTATTGCACCATTGCGGCGGCGCATGATCTCTGGGACTGGGGCGAGAAAGAATCCACTATCCTGACCCTGAAAATGAATAATGCTGCATCCCGGTACGTTCTGGATCTCGACAAGTACGGAACACCGGAAGCCCGGAAGCGGTTAAGAGAGCGCACCGCCCACCTGATGCCGGAAGAGTTCTGGCTCCCGGCGGGCGATCTGGTAGGCTCTGAAAAAAAGTTGCGCATTCTGGCGGAGCGCCGCGATGCCGCAAAAATGATTATCCGCTTTATGGCGGAATCGCTGGAAGAAATGGGATACACCCCTGAACAGATCGAGGCCGTGAAGAAAGAAGCCAAGGCGAACTATGCCCGGTTCCTCGAATGGAGCAAGGACGGCGAAGAGGTGGCCTATAACCGTCTGTGCAGCGTCATTGAGGATATCTACGGCGCAGGAGCCATGGTGGAGCGCGTGGAGGGAGAAGATCCCATTTTCGGCAAACCCCTTTTCAAGAAAGAATTTTGAATTTCGGGAGGATTGAGCAGTGAAGGTACACGAGGCGGAAGCAATCTTGAAATATTATGCAGACATCCCGCAGCGGATAGAGATCATCCGCCGCCAGTGTGCCGCGCTGAACGATGAAATAGACCCTATGCGGGGCATGGGTGCAGATGGGATGCCGCACGGCGGATCTCACGGAGATAGTACCGCAATGATGGCGTGCAAAATGGAAGAACTGGGCATTGGTGAACGGCTGCGCCAGCTGGAACAGCAGCGGGCGGTTTTGCTGGGAGATCAGCGTATCATCCAGGGACAAATGAACAGGCTGGACAGTGGCCACAATATGATTTTGACCGAGTTCTACATCAGCCACAAAAAATGGCATGAAGTGAAGCAGAAAGTTCCGTACAGTGTGCAGCACTTGAAGTACCTGCGGAACGTGGCTCTTGCACAGTTGGGCAGCGGTCTGGAACGGCTCCCGGAGTGCGGCGCTTTATTATCGCGTGCGTTAAACGTGCGCGAGGAACGCTGCCGGGCGGATGCCTGGGCGGAGGGCGATATTATCTTATAGGCAAGGCGGCCTGTGGAACCTCATGCACAGGCGCTTCCGCAAAATCGTGTCCATCATCCGCAGAAAAACAAACACGACTACCCCGAAAATCTGAAAACAGGCATAGAAATAACCCGGCGGGCAGTTGACCTACCGGGTTTCGTGCAAAGGAGACTGAAAATGGGAATCAAAATTGAATTGAAAAAACGCATCGAGAAAACCATCAAAGAAAGAGCAGCCAGGAAATTGAGCAAAGAGGAACGCCGAAAATGGGATTCCTGCCCGGTAGTTCTGAAAGACGAAAACGGGAACGTGTCTATGTTTGCACTGGGGTCGGATGTTATTCGATTCAAGAACAAAGAAATGGCAGAAGCGACAATGGACGCTGTTATGCGGTCATTCGATGAAACGGAATGATGGAATCTCGATGGTTTCATTCATACGTTTCGGAAATCGTCCACGGTGATTCTTTCGCAAATGCTGCTGCACGATGTAGCCAAGTGATTCCATAGACAATTTTTCCGAGGATATAACACGAAGCGCGGAATCTTTGCTGGCTTGAACGGTATATTCAATTTTACCTCCAGCAAGATTTTTGGTACTTATTCTAACCTGCTGTCTGTTCTGCATACAAAGTCCTTTCAACACTTTAAGCCCGTCAGGTCATCGACCCGGCGGGCTTTTTGGATTTCGTGATTTACTTTTCGTGCGGCGGGTCATCCGGCGGAGCGTTGCGCTTGATGATGATCTGCGCCTCGTTGGGATCCCGGCCTTCCTCTGCGCTTGCCTGGGCGATCTGTTCAGCCAGACCTACCGGCAGACCGTTTTCGTCCAGCGGACCGGTGTAGCCGTCGTAGTCCACGATGTTGATGCAGGGCGGTGGCGGGACGGTCTTGTAATACCTGCCGTCCTCATAGTTCTGATCCGTGACCCGGTTCCAGTAACCAATGTCGCCGTGCTCTTCCTGGGCGGCTTCCATTGCTTCTCTGGCCTGTTCTTCCGTCAGACCATCGAACAGCAGGCGGGAGCCGTCCGCAAAAGCGGCGACCAAACGCCACGGGGCAAAAAATTCAATTTCGTCCATGAATATGCTCCATTTCGTGCCGTTTTAGTGAATGAGTTGAAGTTTTGATAACGAAAAAGTTCAATTCAATCACAAAAAAAGTGAATTTCGTGGTTAAAAAGCTGCTTTTCGTGGCTAAGACCGGACTTTTGCAGATAAATTGCAAATTTCGTGGTCAAAAAGTAAGATTTCATGAAGTAAGATTCTTTACTCCGGGATGTAACCATTCAGGCAGCGATTAAAACCGCGTTTCGTGAGGGCATCGGTAACTCTGTCCTCTGGGAAGTAGTAAGTAGACCCGTCTGCCGCAGGAACAGCCCCGGCGGGATACTCTGCGCCGGTGTACCAGTCTGTTTCCGTGTCGTACTTGCGGTGCAGGTACTTGTAAACATCGCGCTGGGCTTTGTCGAACACCTCCACGAAAGAGAAGGACGCACAAGGCGGCAGCTCTTTTGCCAGCATGGGCGCGTTCTGCGCCAGCCATGCAGCCATTACGGTTTTAGCTGCATTTCGTTTCGGCTTGCCTTCCTGGTGCACCAGATCCAGCAGCTGCACAACAAGGGGCTTTGGTAGATCGTTCAGCACTTCTTCCAGCGGGTAAGGGTTTTCGTTGAGAAGCGGACAGGTGCGCAATTCCGGCACAAGATCCAGTTCGTGGCAGGTTACGGGCTTCTGGCGGTCATCCACGCGCTCACTGGTGCGGGAAAGCATTTCCTTGATTTCGTTCTGCGCTGCATCAGAGAGCTGTTCAACCAGTTCGATACTGTCTGCAAAGCTGATCTGCGCCTCGTTTCGTTCGCCGGTGCTGCGTCCGGTCTTGTATGCAGTGTCGATGATGCCAAGTTCCATAGCCAGCCGGAAAACGTGCTTGCAGGGCTTTTTCCGGCGCACAAAATCGTTGCAGGTGCAGCTTGCAAGGGTGGTCTGGTAAGGGTCTTTGCCGGAACCGTAAAAAACGCCGGTTTCGTGTTCCTTGTCAATGCTGGTCGGGGTGGTCTTGCTCTGCTGGGCGCTGGCAAGGCGCTTTTCTTCGTCAGCGTCTGCGGGGTGCTCTGGCCATGGGCCGAATGCGGGAATCATAGTCATAACGGGAAACCTCCTTTTCGTGTTTCGTTACTGTCATGATAGAACAAAACGCAAACAAAAGCAATAAAAGACAAGAAGATTTCGTGCAGAGATACAAGAATGACCCCGGCGGGCTGCCGGGGCTGGCTGTCAGAACGGCAGGCCGGTATAGTTGCGCATGGGAATGGCATCGGCGGCGGGAACCAGCATATTAAGCAGCTGCCGGTATAAAGCCGGGTTTGCTGCACGCTGGGCACGGAAGTCCTCTAGGAATTGCGCCTGTGCTGCCAGATCAGCCAAGTTTTCGTCATCCACGTTGTAGCACTGGCATTGATCCCGCCCGGCGGAGTATATCCAACATCGAACCATGAAAACACCTCCTTTCTGTTTCGTGATGTTCCAGGCGTAAATGTCGGGAAGATGGGGCGGGGTTAGAGGCTGGTCTTGTGTGCGCCCTTGTCGGTGTGCTCCCAAACGTCCACGGAGTAGCCAACCTTGCGGAACTTCTCCGCGAGTTCGTGCGCCTGGTCCGGGTTGTTGCTCCATGTGGTGAGCGGGTAGCCGGACTTGTTGTAAACGATCTGATAACGTGTCATGTAGAAAACTCCTTTCGTGTTTCGTGATGTGCTCCCGGCATGGTGCCGGGTGCCGGTGAGGTAGGGCCGCTTTATCCGGTGCGCACCCTGCCAGGGCTTCCGGGTCTGCATCAGGCGTGGACAGTGGGCAGGGCTGCCAGATCGGTGAGGCGGGGCACGGTCAAGTGGTGACGTTCTGCCACCGGTTCCGGGCGCTGGCTCTGGGCGGCGTGCTCTGCTGCGCTCTCGATGATCTCCGTCATCCGCTGGGCGGCTTCTTCCGGCGTGGTGAAGTTCTCGACTTCGCGGGTGTGGGTCTTGCTGATCCGGTCGGACCAGTCGATCAGGCGGGCGGGGTCAAAGTTGACCGGCTGCACGGTGATCTTGCAGGTGGTGGGCTTGCCGTTGGTGTAGTAGTCGGCGGTGACGATGTAGGCGATCTGGGTGGTGTTCTGGTTCTTCATGGTTGTTACTCCTTTTCGTTCTGTATTTCGTGCTGATACTCCCGGCGGCCTGCCGGATGGGCTGTTACCCATGAGCGCCCGCCCCGGTCTGGGGCGGCTGGGCTTGCACCAGCGGCAGCGGGAACGCTGTCGGCCTTGCGGGTTTCGTGTCAGGCGTTGAGCCGTAAAAACGTGCTCTGCGTGGGGATCAGGTGCCGGGTGAGGGTGTCGGTGTAGCTTTCCTCGCCCTCGAAGCTGTCCACCACCTTCCGATCAGCGGCGGGCATATCGTGATAGCTCTTTTTGCCGTAGGACGGGGGCAGCCAACCCTTTTTCTGGCTGGCGTAGAGGTTGAAGGACTTCAAAACGTCCTCGTTTGTGAACTCGATGTGGCAGGTGCCCTTTTTGTAAAACGTGGCGGTGAAGTAGTGAAGCTGGATCTTCTGGCTCTGCCCGGCCTGCTCTGCGGCTTTCAGGGCTGCCCGGAGTTCGTCGCCGTTGTACTTCTGGCCGTTGGTGTCCAGGTAGTGCAGCACCCGCTCGATCTGAGAAAGTGCGCTTTCCACGCGCCACGACGGTTCAAACCTGCCGGACCAGTCACTAAAGGCACAGCAGCGGAAAATGACCTTTTTGCCGATCTTGTACGCCTCATTCGTGCACCAGCCGTTGTAATAGTGGATGTTCTTTGAATACTCCGAACAGTAGTGAAGATTCGTCCAGTTATTGAACAGGGCGATGATTTCATCTTCGATACCCTGCACGATGTTGGCGGACATTTCTTCCCGGACGGTCAAAATGTTATAGGCGCTGAAGTCGTAGTCGGAAAGTTCTGCAATTCGTGAACGATATTCGTTCTGCATATCGGTGGTGAGGTTGTCGCGGATCTGGGGCAGGTCAAACAGCTTCTTCCAGTACAGGCCGCGCAGGCTGTGAATTGCCTGGTTATAGTTCTTGTTGAAGTTGAGCACTTCGCTTTCCTTGTCCTCTTCGTTGGCGGTGGCAGAAGAAAACAGACTTTTGATTCCGTTGTACTCTTCATAGATCCGGCGGATGCCCTCTGCAGCGGCGTTGTACCGCTCAATGGCTGCCGTGATGGGGTCCGATGATACCAAGGCGGCAAACTCCGGGTTGTCCTTTAGCCGTTCCGTGGTTTCGTGTTGAAGTTCAAGACGAATCCGGCTGACCGGTTCCCGTTCGGGAATATCAACGGAGATCAACGCAACTTCAACACGGGCGGCACGGCGGGCATTTTTGAACGCATCCGGGATGTACTCAACAGCGGCGTGCAGTTCTTCCAGCTTGGCGGCCAACTCTTTCCGTTCGTTGGTGCAAGGGTTGCGCAGGGTTTCGGCGTTGAGCAAACACCGAATCTTGCCACCGTCCCGCATCACGTCCAGCGCTTTGAGCAGGTGCGCCGCGCCGTTACTAAAAGGCGGGTTCATCACGATGGCGGCATACTTCTTGCAGGGGCGGAACGTGAGAAAGTCATCATGAACCACCCGGAAACCGTCTTTTTTGAGTTTGGCGCGGAAGTCGCTGGAAAGTTCGATGCAGTCAAGATCAATCTTTTCCAGGCGGTCCAGGTATTCCCGGCGGACTTTTCCGGTTTGCGGATCGTGGTAAATGCCGCTCGTGGTGTGAATCTGGCGGGCAAGTGCACCATCACCGGCGGACGGTTCCAGCACGGGGCTGGGGAACTGCTGGAAACCGTGCACATTGGTTTCCAAGCTGTAGACCATCTTCCATGCCAGATTGTCCGGCGTGGGGTAGAAGTCCAGGGAATCGTTTGGGGTGGTCATAGTGTAAACCTCTTTTCGTGTTTCGTGATATGCCCGGCGGAATGCTGGGCGGTGGGGCGGGGCCGCTTTATCCGGTGCGGCTCTGCCGGGGTATCCGGTGCAGGTCATGCAAACAGGCGGTTGCATACCTGCTGTATTTCGTCGTTCGCCTTCATCGGGGCAATGAGCACGGCCACGGCGGCGCGTTTCGGGTCTGCGGTGTCAGTTGCCAGGATGGGCGCAAGCGGGTTGTTGCTGCCGTGGTAAACAAATTCGTGATGATCCACAAAAGCGTCATACTCCGAATTTATCATGATGGGCCGGGATCCATCGCGGAACATTCGGAACGTGCCCCAGATCTTGCCCTTCATCTCGACTTCCTGCAAAAGAGAAGTGCGCTTGACCTCTTCTTTGCAGTCGCTGAACTTCTGGAACATCTGCGCGGCGGTCAGCTGGTACGGATCGTTGACCACAAACCCGTCATCGCTGGAAACGATGGTCACACCATCGGCGGGGGCTGCCTGCATGGTCACGGGCTGGATCACTTCCGGGTAAAGGACGGCGGGCAGCTTGAACGCTGCATAGCCGGTGAAGATGTACACGCTGCCGCCCTGGCAGGTGATCCGCACGGCGTTGCGGTTCTTGGCCTGGCCTTTCAGATAGGCGGTGATCTTCTTCACGTTCAGGCCGGCGGGGGTGCTGGATGCTCTTTTCATATTGCAAAAACTCCTTTTCATGTTTCGTTTTGTGGTGATCCTCCCGGCGGGGTGCCGGTGGGAAGTGGGGCGGGGTTGCTTTGCCCGGTGCAGCCCTGCTAAAGTTTCCGGTTTCGTGGTGGTGGATCATGCCAGCAGCCCGGCGGCGATGCTCTCAAAGTCCAGCTGTTTCACCGGCGCTTCATCCAGCACAGC